ATGTGAGAGACAATGTTTTAGAAAATTACCATTATCTACAAAGAGATCAATCTGTAAAGCTGAATGTCACGTTGATGCATCAAGAAAAGTCGTTCAGGATTTAAGAACAGAGCTTGCAAAATGTAGACAATTTCTTAATCCAAGAAAATGTGAAAAGAAATTATATAAGGAATATGATAAATGGACTAAAAGGATGCAGAAAGCTCTTGTTAAGTTAAGAGCAATAAGAGTTGGCCAGGTTGAAAAAGTTAGAAAAATGAGAGGGAAAGAATTAGCAAAAAGAGCGAGAATGTTATCTGCTGGAATACAACATGATATTGGAAAAGATGAACTAATTAGAATCATTTCTGAAAATGAACAGTTACGAGAATCTCTTTCATTTGAAAAGCATTTAATTCTTTATAGTGAGGCAATGAAATTATAATGTCAATGCAAAAATATATCAGATTATATGAGTATGTGCATGAGTATCAAAACCTTCTGTACGACTTTTATGCTGATAGTATGGTGAGATTTCTTGTTACGTATTACAATATAAACACTGAAGAAACTGTTTGGGAAGACACGGATGTATTTGGTGGACCGTATGAATGGACAGGGAATTTATCTGGAATCAAAAGAAATAAAATTTTAGTTGTTCCAGTTTATTTTACAGAAGAAGTTACAACTACATTTGATGGTGGAGAGGAAGGTTATAACAAAGATAATGAAACGACTTTTGTATTTCCAAGTACCTATGGGTTTACTCCATTTCCTCAAGATATAATAAAGTTAGAACAAGAATATTTAAGACCAACTAATGATGTATATCCAATATTTGTTGTCAAGGGAGTTGAGATTTCAGCTAACACAGATAAAAGATATTGGAAATTAAAAGTTGAAGTTTTTCAAAGCGAAACTTTACAGTCAGTTGATGATCAGGTAGTTAATACTTTTGCTTATGTTGAATATGATAAGCAAATTCATACGATTGACGATGCTGAATTTATGGCAAGATTATTAGTAAAAGATGAGCATTTAAGGGAATGCCTTAATGATGATCTGTTTGATACGAGATCGGGTTTTTATTTTATACCTAGACAACCAGCTGCATGCTAAGGAGATAGAGGATGGCAGAAGACACACTTTCTAGTCAAATATATTTATCTAGAGACACAACGAGAGTACAAATTAGCGATAGAGCTAAAGTATATTTAGAACTTCAAAATGTAGATCTTACGAAATCGTCATTTTTAAGTTTTATGATTGATACTTTATCTACTCTAACAAGCAATCTTTTATTTTATCAGTTATCATCATATCGAGAATTCTTTTTAGTTAGAGCTCAACTTCCAGAATCTATTTTAAATTTATCTTCATTCTTAGGATATAATACTTTAGAAGCAACTCCTGCTGATGTTAATGTTCTTATGACAATTCCATTTGGATTTGATGATCCAATTGCTCAATTTCAAATTAAAGAAGGCTTTGAATTTCAAGCTGATGGAGAAGTAACCTTTAGAACTACAGCAGAATTTTTTATTGAAGTATTAAATAATGCAAATGCTACCGTTACAATGATTGAAGAAAGTAGACGTTTTAATCTTCCTGTTTCTGTTACAACTGAAGGCTTTTCTTTTGTTTTACCATTAAAGCAAATTAAAGAGGTTATACAAGAAACACAGATAGATTCTGACTTACAAGAATATCAATTTACAACAATTGATATCCCGATAACTGGTCAAGTTGCTGAATTAGAAGTTAGAATTAGAAAACCTGGCAGTGCTTCATTTACTACATGGACAGAGTTTAATAGTCTGTTTTTAATGGGTGAGACTGATAAAGGGTATGTTTCGAGAAGAACAGATACAGGTCGCAGACTAAGTTTTGGTAATGGTTTAATTGGAGTTCAACCAACACCTGGTTCAACTGTTATTACAACTACAGCCGTAACCGTAGGAAGTGAAGGTAATGTTATTGCTGGAACAATAAGAACTGGAGAAAGAATTTATCTTACTACTTTAGGTGGAGTTACTCAAATTGTTAACTATGATGTTGTTAATACTTCTCCTGCTTTTAATGGTGATGATGAAGAATCATTAGAAGAAATTAGAAAAAATGCAATAGCATCAATTAGATCATTAGAAAGACTTGTGACTGAACAGGATTACAAAGATATTAATGTAATTGTTCCAGATGCTCCAATTGCACAAAACTCATGGCCTGTTTTAAAAAGATCAGATTTACAGGTTAATGAAATAGCTCTATTCAGTGGTATTCTATTTGGTCCTGCTACAGAAGAAGTTGATCAATTAGTTCCAATGAGAAATGCTGTATTTTTAGAATCTGGTGGAACGACAACAATTCCAAGAGATACTATTATCACAATTGGGGATTTTGATTACAGAACTCTTTTTGAGCTGCGATTAGTTCAACTAAACTCAATAGGAAATTATGAGTATATTATATTTGAAGTTGACATTTTACCTGCTTTAGAAACTAGCTTTCCTGTTGATTATGATATTTATTCTGACCTTCTTGAAGTTATTAGAGATGGTACAGAAGGAATATTTAAGCTTCATTATAAATCAACAGAGTCAGATTCAGACTTAACTTCATGTAAGATGGTAATTACATCTAGTGGTTCTACTAAGAGTATGATAAATGATGCAACTGCAGGATATTATATTTATACATTTGATCCATATACTGATATTCCTTCTGGTGAACAAACATTTGAATTTACAATATATGATCCAAGTAATAATCCAATTTCAGTTTACTCAAATAAGGTTACGTTTAGAGATGATTTAAGAAACTTTATGAGATCAAATGCTAAGTGGGGAGACAGTACGGCGATAACGGTATATGATGTTCCCGTAATATTAGATTCTTATTATCAAGAGATTGATCAAAGAGCATTTGAATCTCAGATAATGCAAACTTTAATTAGTTCATTGGATTTATCTGATGCTAGAATGCTGACAGATTTTACAAATATCAAGTTTACAAATACACATGGTGAACTTCAAAATATGCTGTTGAATGAACCAACAGTTTCCCCAATCGTTAGTATCTTAGAAACCGAACCAACATCATGTGATGTTGATGATAGGTTTATTATTACTGGAGATTGTACTCAACCTCCAGAAGCTCACCAAGATAATATTGTTAGATGTATTGATTCTACAGGTCCAGTATTTACATATGAAGACCCTGTTGCTGACTCAATTGCTTATATAGAAGATTTAGATGAAAAATATATATTCTCTGAAAGAGGTTGGATTCCGCTTCCGATTTATAATATTCCTATAACAATTGAAGTTGAGATATTTAGAGAACAGACATATAGTGGAACTCTTACAACAATAATACAAGATGTTCGAGAGTCTTTATTTGAAAGTTTCAGGGGTAGGTTTGGTACGAATGCGGAGATCTATCGTTCTGAGATTATTGATGTTGTGCAGGATGTTGATGGGGTTGATCATTGTAGATTAAGACATCCTGAAACAAGTATTTTCTTTAACTTTGAATTAATAGATTTAACAGAGGAAGAGCTATTGAGATATGGTCCAGAGTATATATTCTTTAGAGAGGAAGACATTACAGTTAAGGTGATATAAATATGCAAGAACTTCTTAGTAAATTAAATATGAACGAACCAAGAATTAAAAAACTTGTAGTTAATATCGTTTCATCGAATTTGAGCTCGCTTGCAATGCCGTGTTTTTATCCTGAATTGAAAAAACATCTTTACGAGTTGCTTAAATATAGTGGTCTGACAGAAAAGGATATAAAGGAATATACTAAAAGAAGATGGAAAGGAAGAAAGGAATCTAAATTCAGAGCACAGAGTGATCCACTTGCTAATTTTTACGTTTTTCTTATTCAATATTTCTTAAGAAAAAGAGACAAAAATGCATATAAACATTTTATGATTTTTTATCTTATTCGTCACTATGCAAATCTAATGAGAAAATATTTTAAATATTGTAATGATGAAACATTTAAATATGCACTAGAGATTCTAACTCGAACTCATCTTTTTGCTAGAGAAAAAACAATTCCAAGTGCTTTATTTTATATGTCAGATGAAATGATTAGACGTTATACTAAAGGACTTAAGAATGATGATCTCGATGCAGTCTCTAAATTTATGCAAGAGAGTAGAAATAGAGTTGAGCAGAGTCTTCGAAGTTTTGCATCTACATATTATAGGACTGCTGAAGCAGGAGCTGGATTAAAAACTGAAGAAATACCAGAAGATGATGAAGGGGAAAATGCATATAAAACTGTAACGAAAGAAACAGGTACAAGATTAATTGATGATATGGTTAGAAAGATTACTGTATATAGATATATTGATCATAAGGCATTAGAAGAATCTAGAAGGTTGGCAAAAGTTAATGCGTCTCTTGCAACACAAATTGTCGGAAAATTAAACGATACAAAATATGTTGATAATTTAAGAGTTGTTTTAAGATTATTTGTTAAAGATTTAAAAGATGCAAAATCTCTGTGTGGAGATGAATACTATTTATTAGTTCGAAAGTTAATGTCTGTAAAAAGAACAAGATCACAAATTTACTTTAAACAACAAATTGGTTTATTGATTGTTGATGTTCTAGAAAAAATAGGATATAGAAAAAAGTATAACAACCTCACTTCACAAACTCAATTCCTAATTAATTTATTTCTCGCCTATTATGTAACTATGATATTACGAAATTCTGTGTGTTAATTCTAAAGGCAAGTATCTTCTCTAGTAACATAAGTACCGCTTTCACCTTGACAAATAAGAAGTTCTCCTACAATTTTCTTCTCTTCTTCAACTCTTTGTTCAATTACAGTTGGACCTATTGTTTCTCCCTCTTTGACCTGAGGTAATCTAATAGATGCTGCAAGCTGTCTTTCAAATCTTGAAGTTTGTCTAGCTGTTAAAGCTTTTTCTGTTTGCATAGGTGCATTAGCATTTGTTCTTGTGTTATTTGCATTATTTATTGCAGCTCTGGTATGGACAGGTCTTCCATTAGTTAATTCTCGAATATATCTTCTTACAGTTGGTCTATTATCAGCTGCTGGATTTCCTTCCTCAAGTAACATTGATGCATGTAGAGATACAAAATCTATACGTACATCACACATACTCATCATTTGATTAAAACCTATTTGCTGTTGATCCCCACCTTTAATAACAGTTATATTAGTTATAACTGCTGGATCTAATTCATATAATCCTCGAACCCTGATCTTATGATAAAATGGCCATCTATATGATGCTCCATTTAAAGTTCTTGGAACTGCAAGACATAGCAATGCACACAATGGTCCAGCTATATATTGAAGTGTTGAAGTCTTGCTTCCGGGATTAGGATTATATAATCTAATAGTTGCAGAATATGATGGAGAGTATCCGCTATTAGACCATATCTGTGGAAAGTCAATTCTATGACCAGCAAGCATTTTATTAATTAAACCCATACCTCCACCTAAAGTTCTACCAATAGTACTATCACTACTTGCAAGATTTGCTTGCATTTTCCTTAATCCAGCTGCTCCTTTTATGGCTAGATCTCCAGCACCTCTCACTATAGAGCCCACACCACCTTCCATTCCTTCTGCAGCTTGTTTTGCAATTTCTCCATAAGAGGTAACAGCATCAACAGCATTTGCTTGTCCAGACATTTGAATTATTTGACTTAAACCACCAGATGCAACATCAGTAAATTTTTGTAAGAATGTCTCTGTATATTCATTGGTGAATGTATCAGTTGGAAAGTTATCTGCAATGAAAGCAAATTTTAAAGGTTTGCCAATATCATCTACTGAGAAACCATGATTGCTTAATATTCTTGTATATTCATCCCATCCCCTTAACGTGTTGATAGTAAACAATGTGAGACCTAAACTAAAATTTGGTTCACCAGGAGTAATCTCTAACACAGGCATGGAATTTGTTATCATTTCATTCGTTACATGTGCTGGCGGCGGAAGCCCAAAAATTCCCATAAACGGTTTTAAAGATAATGACATATACCCTCCTATTAATTCAAAACGCTATAAGTTACATCATTTGCAGCAGTTGCTCCAGACCCCCAAAAATCTCTAGTTGCTCCAACTCCACCGCCTCCACCAGAAGCAGTATTGCTTGTATTATTAGTTATAGTATTGGTTAACAATGTTGTATTACCAATTGCAACTTTACTTGATTTGTCAGATGTTTCATCCATTTTATTAGATATTGTTTCTGCTACATTTTGTAATTCGTCAGCAGTAGCTTTTCTTTTATAAACTTCTGCTTTAACTGGAGTAGTAACAACACCTCTATGCCACGTTTCATCATCTGGATCCATAATGTCTCTTACTACTTTTTTCTCTCCTATTATTTCTTGTGGCATCCCACTATTGTCAATTTTTATTTTATACCACTTTCCATCAATTTTAGCAAGAGATGCTTTTCCATCTTTAAATATTATATGTTCTGCACCTAATATCTTTCTAGCATAATGTGCACTTTGTTGTGCGGCTACATGTCTTTCTAATGACCTCTTCTTCCCACGTTTCTGTAATTCAAATGGACGCATAACTCCGCCTGCAGCAGCTGGAGCAACTTTTCCAAAATGTTCTTTAGATTTCCACTCTGATTTTCTCTTCTCTGCAAAGGTTCCCGCATGAATTTCTTTAACGCCTTTTATAAATTTTCCTATAAATGGTATATTCTTTATTTTTTCAATTAACCCTGCAAACCATTTATGTATTCCATCTCTTATATCTGTAAACCATGTGCTTATTTTTACAAATATATCCCTGATCCAGAAAAATGTTTTTCCGAACCAAGTGTCTTTGTTTGCTGAAAACCAACCTACCATTTGATCCCATTTTTCTCCAATGTATGCTTTTACTTTCTTTCGCATCCACAATATTGCTCTAATTGGTAAAAATGGAAGTAGCATAGCTTCCTTTGCTGCCCACTTGGCAGCTTTCAATATTTTTTTACCCATCGGATGATCAGTAAAATAGAATTTAACTAACTTAACCATTTCTTTGATAAACTTAAATGGAAATGAAACATATGCCCACCAGGCTCCTATTATTTTTTTGAGTGGTTTAAGAACAGCACTGATTCCTTTAGAAATTCTCTTACCACCTATAAATCCTAAGATTGCTCCTGCGGCTGCTCCAATAGCACCACCAATGGCTGTACCAATAATAGGAACGAATGATCCGATACCAGCACCAAGACCACCTAATTTTAGAGCTCCTGATAATGCACCTGATGCTCCTGAATCTTTTCCTCCTAAGAAACCTGAGATACCTCTAGCAAGCCATCCCCCTACAAAACCTTCTGGAGATTCTCCTGCCCGCATAGCGGAGAATGCATCCCAAAGACCAAACCCAACACCTGTTACAATTCCAGCAGCTCCTCCAGCAATCTTTGCAGCACCTCCAGCTACACGACCAGCAAAACCGAGACCAGTTTTTAATGCTGTTTTTCCAGCATATTTAGCGGCTGCTTTTCCACCTGCCTTTTTTCCAACGTCTGCTGTCTTTCCAGCAAATTTTCCAATACCCTTTTTACCTTTTTTCAGTCCTTCTCCAGCAGTTTTTATAAATCCTTTACCACCTTTTTTAAATAGACCCCTAATTCCAAGAGCACTTAATAAAGGACCAAGGATTACGCCTATTGCACTAACTCCCATACTAATAGCACCCTGAAACATATTGAAGGCAAGCATGACAAGTTTCCATGCCCAACCACCAAGTCTTTTCAGTCTCTTAGTCATTCGTCCTAAGAATGATAGTTGAGCTTCATTTGCTTTTCTGCTTTTTCTAACTTCTATATATGATTCTGCTGCAGTTTTAGTTTGTTTTCCCAGATCTTGAGCTGTTTGTTTTGCCTTCCCGTAACTCATTCCTAGATATTGAACCCAGCTCGGAGACTTAGGTTTTTCTCTATCTTCTTGTTTTTCTTTCAATTTTCTAATTATATTAATATCATTAAAAAAATCTTTCGTTTTTTTGATGCCTTCGCTTGCTCCTTCTTTACCTTTTTCAAATAGATCTTTACCTTTTTCTTTATATCCTGTTGCTCCTTCTTTAGCAACATCAAAAACTCCTTTAAATCCGCCAGCTTCTTTAAATCCTTTTAATTCTTCTTCTTCTACACCCAAGAGTTGCCACATTTTTTTGACGCCCATTTCTTTTAATCCAGCGCCTTCACCTTTTCCTTTTTTCTTGTCTTTAATAAATGTTTTCACTTTTTGAAACATTGTATATTTATCTTTTATTGGAGCTGATGGTTCATAACCGGCAGCTACTGTTGCGGATACTCTTGTATATTTAGCAATAGCATCTAGTTTTGGCATCATCATTGTATATGTGACACCAAGCATGTTTGCTATTTTTAGAAAGACGTTATCGGTTGAAGTTGCTCTTTTAACATCTGATAAATATCCACCTCTAGCACCAAAGAGCCATTTAATAGGAGCACCAAGAACTGCTTTGAAACCTTCAGCAAATAGTAACATTCCTCTGAAGGCAGGATTTTCAAGAAGAGTTCGTTGCCATGCAATTCTTAATCTTGATGTAGTACCAATAAAAGCTACTTTCAATTCTAGAAGAGCTTTTAACATTCTATCTTGCCATGCTTGTTCTTTTGAAGTACCACCCTTCTTAAATTCTTTTATAAATGTTTTCATGAAAGTTCTTTGCTGTTTTTGAGTTGTTTCAACTATTTGTTTTACTAATGAATCAATGGGGGCGATCACTTCTGCTGCATGAACTTGAACAACACCACCTTTTTTAACGTACCCTCCTGCCTGTAATTGTGGAGGTTTGGCTTGTAACTCTTTTTTCAGACTTGCAACTTCAGATGATAATGCTCCAAGTTCTCTTTCTCTTCCTGATACTTTTTCACTAACTGATTTTCCCCTGAATATATTAGATATGGAACTACCTGCACCTCGTAAACCTGCAAGCATTGCTGAACCAACACCTTGTCTTATCTTAGATATGGCTCCACGGAATACATCTGTTTCCATAAACTTGGCAGCAAAATAACCAAAGATAGGAGTAGCTCTAGAAAGAGCCATTGCAATAGTATTGGTTTTGTTGATGCTTATATCTTGACCAATAGCTTTACCGTATTGTGATATAGCATCTGCACTAGCTTGAGCAGTTGACAATGAAATGTTTTTCATTCCGATTGACATTTGCTTTATTGTGTTTGCTAAATTATTGACTACTTTTCCATAACCAGAAGCAACGTCAGCACTAATTTCATCTCTTGAATATTGTAGCTCTTTTCTTAAATCTTGTTGTTGTTGAATGATCGCACCGACCTCACTTCCAACTTGTCTTCTTTTCTTTGTTTCTTCTTGAAGTAAACCATTGACTTGTTTGTGAAGACTATTGATTCTTCTTGCTCTATCACTAGCAACCTGCTGAGAGCTATTCATAAGAAGATCTGTTGCGGGTTTAAGTCGTTCTGGATCTTTATCTGGCATTTATAAATCTCCTAAATTCTTGCAATTGCCTTTAGTGCTTTATTTCCATACCTCATATCCTCTGAAGCAATAGCAATTACCTCAGATGGAAATATGAGTTCTTGAATACAAATTGTTGTCATGTTTCTAATACTGAATGCTCTTTGATAGGCATGATACATTGGTACTAAAATATGTTTATATTGCTCTCTTGATTGAAGAAATCTATCAGTACTTATTAAAAACATTTTTGCTATAATCATATAGTCTGTTAGCATTTTATTAAATTCGTTTTCTCCTAATGTGCTAAATTTACGTAGTTCGTTATTCATTATAGAATTATATTTTAAAATTGAGTTGTTGCTTATAACTTTATTAGTTTCGATATTTACAAATAAAAATCTAGCAATTTTTTCTGTTGTTTTATCTGGTATATCAGAAATACTAAATAATAGTTTCCACAATTCTCTATAATATGCTACCAATTCTTTTTTAAACATATTTACAAATAAAGCTTTTTTAATATCAGAAAACATATGTACCAATTCATGTATTGTTAATTTAGCTAAAAAATCATTAGTAACAACTGAGAATAGATTTGCATTATTTGAGATCATGATATAAACTTTCTTAGACATTCTATCATAAAATCCCATTGTTACAGTTCTTTCATTTGATGGTTGAAAAAGTTTCCAATCAATAAATGAAATTAAACCAGGTGTTGAATGACACGGAATCAATTTTCCACTTTCAACCAGAATTTCAAATTTTGAGTAAGCTGCTTTTGTTCTTCCAGACTTGTCTAATGCTTTTAAGAATGTTTTATTTAATAATGAAGAACCGTATATATCATTACCATCTACTTTAGCTATCGGTTTTAGTCCTATCGGAGGAACAAATACTTCGTTTAACTGGTTGTTCATAACATCTCCTATTTTTTATTGTATAAACTCAGAACATCTACAAACCCACCATGGTCTTGAATGTTCTCTTTAATTGATGCCATAATTGATTCATTAGTTAAGTCGCCTGGCCCATCCATATTTTTAGAAAGAATATCTGCCATTTCCATTTGAACAGATGAAAACTCTGCTGTTCCAACTAACATTGGTGGATCATATTTTCTTACATACATAACACATGAAGTTGCTAATGCTAAGTCGTCTCGGCATCCAATATCAGCTTCAACTTTACCATTTGGTTTTGTTACTAAACCCGTTAACTCTAAAGCTAATCTTTCTGATTTAACAATTTCTGGAAATTGTGTTATATATGAATATAGAGCATCTATCATCAATGGTCTTGTTTTTGTATTAGTTGATAATCCTGGAAGCCAAGTCTTTTCACCTCTTCTTTCTTTGTAAATCATTGTAGCAAATTCACTATGATATAATTGTTCAACAACTTGATTTCCATATGAGTTTGATTCTATTACAACTAACCCTGGATATTGAGTAGCTAATACTTTCACAACCCTAACGAAATCAAGGACTTTACATTTGCCTTGATATTCAGCTACTTGTTCCATTGTTTCATAGTCCCAAACTGTAATTGCTGATTTATCGTTACCATGTTCTGGAGCTGTATCAACTCCCATGATATAATATCTGCCTGGTAAATTATTTGAGAATTTCCAAATTTCTCCATTATAAATTCTTAGTTTTTCAATTGGTTCTCTTGCAGAATTTTGAACCTGTTCAACTGTTTGAGGTTCAAAGAATGATCCTTCTGCTGGTAAGAATTTTAGTTCTAATTCTTGAGCAATTTTTCTCATATCATTATCAAAGAGAAGGCATTGAGTTCTATACCAATCTGGATCTTCAGCTAACTCATCAATTTGTTTCCAGTGAATTACGAATGGTTCAAAAATATCATCTCTAGATACTGCTTTTTGATATCTTTCAAAGTACCATTTACCAACACCAATAGTTTTGTTTGGAGTTGAGAGGACAACTGTTCCATAAGGTACGTTTGCTTTTTTAGCATGCATCTGATTGGTTGATAAAGCAGGAACCATTGAAGTCCATGCTGTATCAACATGATGGATAAATGCTGCCTCATCAATAACAAGAAATGTAATTGCTTTACCACGAAGTGTTTTCTCTGGAGCATTTGGATTAACAGGTGTAGCATATACCTTACTACCATTTGTGAGAATAAATGATTGTTCTGTTCTTTTTGCAAATCCTCTACCGAGAGGTCCTTTCGGAGGTTTCATCCATTCCGGAAGTTTTTCAATCATTCCTCTTATCGCTCTAGCAAAGTCTGTTGCTTCCTTTCCGTCTTTCGAAATAATGCCAATAACTGCATTGTCGAAGAAAATCGTTAACCAGGCAGAGTATGCTTGAATAATTGTTGAAATACCAATTTGTCTGCTCTTCAATACCAGAACGTATCTTCTTTCCTCAACAAGTTCAATCAATTCAATCTGTTTCTTATAGGGTTGTAAAAATACATCTTTCCCTGGTATTTCAATTAGAATATATTTCTTACAAAAATATTCAAACGTTGCTTTACATTTAAGATATTCAGTTATAAACTCATTGGCTATAACACCAACATCATCTGGTATAACTTGAATCTCTTCTTCATGACTTACTGCTAGTTGTTGCATAATATACCTTTATTGTTTGTTCTTAAGAAAATCGACTTTTTATTGATAGCTCTGCATTTCTTTTAGTTAATCGTCTAATTTCTCTATTTCTTTCTCCGACTTCAGTTCTACGACAACCTGGTGATCCTAAATTCCCACCAAATTCACAAAAGTCCTTTTTTTCTGTTAGAGTTTCTATTCTTTCTTGATTTACTTTTATTTCATCTAAAACTGCTGTAGGAGTTTCTTGATATGGTTTTGCTATTGTTCGTGATGATTGTGTTACTAGTTCTATAGCATTGTTAGCTGCTTCCTTCGCTGCTTCAATTACTCTTTCTACTGTTGTTCCAAAAGATAGATCAGCAACTTTTTGAGCATCTCTTTCTATTGCAGCTTTTTCAGGTAGTACAGATGGATCTGCTTTTGGTTTAGCTATATCGCCTGCACGTTTGTTTGTTCTCATGAGTTTGACTTGAGCAGTTGTTTGCCAATTATTTTCTCTTCTAAACCAAATGTCTGTACTCCATAATATATACTTACCTTCTAAATCTGCATACTCAATAGTTTTTGGTTTAAATTTTACACATTCTCCAACTTTAATAAGATTTAATACTGGCAGATTTCTCTCAAGATCAATTGTTAAAGTTGATAAATCAGCTGTTCTTCTAGAAATTCTTGAATTAAAAATAGTTTCGTTTTTTTCATCTCCAGTATCTTGAATAAAATACCTTGTTCTTAATGCTGCAGGATCTACATCAATATTTTTATTCTTATATATGAGACTATATTTACCAGCTATATCTTTTAAATCTTGAGTAATCGTTTGTGATAATGTATCTTTTGGTTTGATTATATGATTAATAGTTGAACCTATTTTAGCAAATTTTGCATTGCCAGCATAATCTGTATCAACTGTAGTATATGTATAAAAAGTGTTATCCTTTGAAACTTCATCTAGGATTAATTCCCATGCACTAACTTCCATATCAGTTGCTACTTGATAAATTATAAAAGCTGGATTTTTTTGCATTTTAGATGTCAAGTTTTTTATTTGTAATGTTTTATCGTATTGACAAAAGACTGCTGGTACTCCATCAAAGAGACCAAATCTTTGATCTAAGAATCCATCAAATGGATTTGTAGCTGCTGAGTTATATTCCTTTATTACTTTATAGAAAGTTGTTGGCGGAATACAAACTTGATCAATTGTATTCGAGTTTTGTCCATCTGAATCAAATTCTACTTTTGAAGCTCCTGCTGTTGAAGCAAGTGTATTTATCATAGAGTTTAAATTGGTGCCTAAAAAAACATCGTTTACAACGGAGTTCATTATTTTATATGAATCTCTTACAACTGTATTAATTGAATAATATCCTCTATCTTTTTGTTTATTATCACCCGTAGATATCTGATCTTTTTCATTTAATTGAAACTTTCCTTTTGTAAACATTAAATCTAGATCTATTCTTTCTCCTGGAGATTGTTCTTCTCTTAATAAAGTTATTGCCAGTTTTATTGATGAACCACCATACAATTGTTGAAGTATAATATCATTTGGATCTAGTTCAAAAACTATATCTACTGATTGATATGCCGTTGTAAGCGATGAAATAAAACGAACCACAATTGTATCTTGAGTGTAATCTAAATCATCAATAGTTATTTTCAAATCATAAGATCGAGTTGGAACAAATGTTCGCCCACCCTTATTTACATCTGGTGTTAGTTTTTCTGGCATATTTTAGATCCTCTTTTATATTTTGTTCCAAAAAAATGGGCGGGTTTGAAAGGAGCTAAAAGGACCCGCCCATTTAGAACCAGGTCAGTTAGAACTTAGCTGGCTCAAGACCTGGTGCATTCTAGTTGGAATTACAAGAACGCTTTCTGCAATATTTTCAAGCATCCTCTTTACATTCAGATTTTGCTCAAAACTTGTATATCTAACAATAGCTAAAAAGACTTGCCATGCTGTTGGAGATCGACCTTGCTCTGCCATATCGTTAAGCATATCAGTTATTTGTTCCCTTCTTCTTTTGCCGAATGATTCAATAACTTCCAGCAATGCCATCATATCATCTTCGCTGACTCGTTTTTGAAAGCTTCCAGAAACCATTTCAATAATATCTTCATTGAAAACTTCCATATATGTGTTGACGGCTGAAGAAAGACTCGTAGTTGATGTTTCAATATGGACTTGACGAATTTCTCCTAAAGTAAATGCAAATGTTATGACTTCTCTCTGATTGTAATCTGTACCAATACCGAATGCTAATGATGCTGCTCTGGTTCCGTTATAGCTATTATTGACAATCATAATAGGAAAAACATCGGAGACATCTGGAATACTATGACTGCTCTGAATAACTATCTCATTTCTCATCCTGGTATAATTGGAATCAAACATTGCAGCTTCTCTGACAATAGGAAGACCAACCTCACTAATTGAAGTTCGGATTCTATCCATTAATGCTCCATTGCCCACAAACTTATACATATTAGAAACATACCCGCAATATGTATAACCTATAGATTCAGGACCCTTGGTGAAAATTCCAATAAGAGGAATAGAAATATTATCTGTTTCATGATCGGGTACCAGAGATCCTTCTCCATATGTTTCATGCGCTGATAGTTGTCTGTATATTACTTCACAGTATTGATCTTGGTAAGAGTACAATCCCTTATATTGGTCTTTAATATCAAGACCCATTTCTAATGCTCGTTCACTAAAAGGTGTCATTATGCACCATCCTTTACAATTTTATTTATTGCTCCCTTCAGCCTCCATTTCATTCCTTCTTGGAAGACTTTCATTCGTCCATCAAAAACATGTTCCACTAATATTCTAGTTAATATATTTATAAGTTCTTTTGTGGAAACTTTTCCATGTGGGCCATGGCGATTTTTAACAACACGAACACCATCTTTATGATCAACGAAAATAGCTAAGTCAGCTTTATGCATACGCTCTGTTATAGTTGGTCTTCTTGTACTAGATATTTTCATACGACGTACAGGATCAGGTGAATCTCCTATTTTTGGCCCCATAGTTATAACCTCAATGCTGTAAATTTTAAATATAGATCTCTATCATCAAAAGCAAATCTTTCGCTGATAATTTTAACATGAAATCTACCTTCCAAATTCCAGAAATATTCTGCTCGCTCAGGCGTCCATATCGAAGCATGGGGGCATGACGGTTCATTTAGAAGCTCGGTCGTTAAACGAATATTTTGAGCTTCGAAATTTTTATCATATGGAGAGTCACTCAAAATCAATCTTGCTAATATTTCATAGTTTGGAACAATAACGTCAACGGTAGATCCGGGTTTAGTTACTGTTGATACCAGATAAATAAAATAGAGAACTTGTGTGAATGAAACATGCTCAAGATATCTATAAATACAAACTCGATCAAAATGTAATACTGTTCTTTCCATAAATTCAAACACATCTGATTTGATATTATATTGCATTGGACCATCTCCTGCCCAATCTTGCATTGATATCTCAACTTCAGCAGGATCATCATTTTGGTAAAACATAGTATCAACATTAACTATAAAAGCTGGATTTTGTGGATTAAGTGGAGGAATTTTTCCACTTGCGATGTTTAATATTTTTTCGCTCATAAGAACCTCACTTTATTTTTACTAACCCATTTAATTTTGTATCAAAAGTATCCGAATCAGTTTTCATCATCATGAGGATATCTGAAGCTAATAAGGTTTTATTTGATCCTTCGAATTTAATTGAATACGGATATTTATCATATGATGAAATGAATCTGATTCCGACTTCACCTTCATTAATATCCCAAACCTGTATTACTTTGTCAGGTCTAATGATAAAATTGTCTGTCATATCTGGGTGATTAATTGCTTCATAATCGTGTGTTATAGTAATCATTATACATACTCCGTTGTTATGGATTTTGTGAATGGTTCAATATAGAATTTGAAATACCTTTGTTTATCAATATCATCTGGGTCCATAATCTTAATAGTTGATTCTGTAACCTCAAGTTGTCCGTAACCTTTCAAATAGATATTGTATCCTTTCGTAGATGGTATTGCAAAAAGATATGGATCATTTGATTTTAAAAAGTTATCTTTTATCTTTTGAAGATTGATAAAGATACGACTTTTATTTGCAAAGTTTATCTTGCATATTTTTTCAAAGATTTTATCCATACGTGGATATCGAAATGCGACTCCTTTTATTGTAACGTCATTATTACTATCATTTGCTATATATGTTTTTCTATCAATAGAAATGATAAAATTTAAGTATCTTCTTCTCAAGTCAAGGGGAACATGTTGGATGTCTATTATCCTCAACATTTTAGTTGTAATGATACCATCGTATTGCCTGAGGACAATTTCATTCTCTTCGATTCGATTTCTTAAAATATATTCATCAATAATTGAAGCAGTTGTAGTTTGAAGAGTCGATGTTAACCTGGGATTATCTCTCATTCGTTTTCCAATTTCAATGTTTCTTTCTTTTTTGTTTTCTCTATCTATTCCTGTTAAGTCCATCCCAAGTTTTTTCATAATGGTATAATGACACGCTTCAATGTCATATAGATATGCTTCTTTTAAAATGAGTTTTACATTTGGATTTATTTGCATGATAAAAAGAGGGCGGCGGAGATGGTTTCTGCTCAGCAAAGCATCGCATCCAGCCATCGGGCCTGTGTTCCGCCGCCCAAACTCCTTTAATTTAATGGGTGGGGACTTTATATTTAATGCCAACAGGGGCAAAACGTTGGGCGCTTGTGTTGGCTCCACCAGAGACAAAAGTCTCATCCCCACCCAAGATATGTATAGGAGAAGGACCAGCACCATTTACTCGGGAGTCAGCGCTGAAATTAATGCTTAGCACCCGTTTCATAATGTGTAC